GGCCATATCGCAGCAGCCTATCGTGGGGATATTGGCAATCCCGCAAACCTAGCCACCTATATCGACTGGCCTTGGCGTTACAAGGTCGCATCAATTATTGATGGCGCTGCTGTTCCGCCTGTAATTCCATTTTCTCCACTTGATATTTCTGGACTTCAGCTTTGGCTTGATGGTTCAGATGCATCAACGATGTATGATGCAACATCTGGAGGATCGTTAGTTGCGGCAAATGGGGCAATAGCAAGATGGGAAGATAAATCTGGCAATGGAAAACATGCCACACAATCTGTATCTAATAATAGACCCATCAGAAAAACTAACCAACAAAATGGCCTTGACGCAATTGAATTTGATGGAGCAAATGATTTTGTTGAAGGAAGCCAAGTTTTAAGCTCTCAACCATGTAGTGTAGTGGCTGTTTGTAAATTTACAGACAGTAATGAAATTGGATGTTATTTTGGTCAAAGAACTGGATTTATTCCATTTTTTTATAGATGGGGATCGGGTTCTGGAAATTTAAGAATATACAGCGGAACTGATTTAACTGGAAATACTAATGTTGCATTAAACCAATGGAAAGTTTTAAGAAACTTTGTTGATGGATCAAATTCAAAAATATTCATAAACAATACATTAGATATAACTGGAAATGCTGGATCTTCCACTCCTAATGGAAATTACGTCATCGCAAATTTTAATGATGGGCAATTTCAAGGATTGGTTTACGGAGAACTTCTTGTTTATAACAAGATCTTAACAGAAGAAGAATCTTCACAAATTGAAACTTATTTGAATGATAAATGGAGTGTTTATTGATTTTATGAATGAGAATAGATTTTTTCGTGTTAAGCCATCTGCATATGAGCAGGCTCGTAATTTTATAGATTCCGAATTGAATTTATCAAATGAAGAAACCTGTATTGAGCCATTAAGTTCTGCTCCTAAATTTGAAAATGGCAACGTAGCAATATCTATCCGTTTAATTCATTGTAATACTGAGCCATTTCAATCTGTTATTTTAAATCTTTTAGCTAATGGTGATGCTATAGAAATCACAAAAAACGAATATGAATCTGTTTTTCCAAGCGGAGGAATTAATGAAGCACTATGAGTATCGAACAAGTAAGAAAAGAACGTGGAGTCAGGCTTACAATGAGTGAGTTGATTGCGGGCTTGGCCTTGATCGTCACATCGTTTTCCGCTCTCAATGGATGGATTGTCCTCCCTGAACAGATGAGGTCAGTGCAAAGCAATGATGCCAAGCAGGATGCGAAGATTGAGCTTATCCAAAAGGATGCCCAATCCCGCAGCGAGACCTTGGCCCGAATTGACGAGCGCACCAAAAGGATTGAAGAATACTTGCAATCCAAGGGCTACTAGTCTAGCTTCCTAGTTATGAAATCATTCTTTGCAAAACTTGCAGGGGTTCCTGCTCTTATTTGGAACTTCTATGCCCCCATCATTCGCCAACTCGTAGTCGAGAACGCAGCAGCCCTGCTTCCCTTGGCTCTTGAAATTGTTTCGGGGTTGGCCGATACCAACAAGACGGGAGCGCAAAAGCGCGAAGCAGCCGTCAAAAAACTCAGTCAAGCTGCTGTTAAAAACGGCATCTACGCCTCCGAGTCCCTGATTCGTTTTACTATTGAGTCGGCGGTTCAGAAGCTCAAAAACGAGGAATAACCAATGAAAAACAAAATCCTAGCCTTTCTTGTCAGCAAAATGGGCGGAGTCATTACTCCGTTTATTGCCATGGGAGTGGCGGCAATTGTCGCTAAGTTGGCCGCAATCGATCCCAAGCTGGCCGAATCCGTGGACCAAACTTCTCTTGTTGGATTCATTGTCGCTTTGATTCTTTCGATTGTTAACTACGTTACCAACGAGAAACAGGTGGCTGGGGTCAAGAAGATCCAAGCCTTGGTTAATGCCAGCGAGGACGGCGTGGCTGGTCCCGTGACCTATACTGAAGTTCGCCGCGCCATTGCTTACAAAAAGCCAGCAGCCAAGCGCAAACGCAAGTGAGGAGACTATCCCATGAACTACTTAAATCCATCTTCATCCCAACCCCGCCCAAAGAAGATCGCAGAGGTTTCTTTGTCCGTCTACTCTCTTCCCTCCGAATCACAGTCAAAGGAAAGCGGAGCGATGCTGGAAAAACAAGCGTCTCCATCGGAGTCAGAGGTGGAGCGGATTTCTAGGAACTGGGATATTGGACGCCGTCAGTGTTGCTGTAAGTGGTAAATGAGTGGTAAGAGCGGTTGTGATGCTCCAGTCAATCCTGAAACTACTTGGCATAAAATCAAAGGCTGGCCAAGTGCCGTCCTTGCCGAGTTTGCCATCCGAATCCAAGACGAACTCCACAAAAGAGCCTCCCGTCGAAAAGCCAAAGACGGAAAGCCCAAAGCCAAAAAATCCCGAAACACCAAAGGCTCTGGAAAATCTTGTGGCTCTGGCCCTAAGTCAGGTCGGGGTAAAAGAGGTGGGCGGAAATAATCGCGGAGCCAAGATTCGCGAATACCAGTCCTCAACAAATCTCAAGCCTGCTGCTTGGCCTTGGTGTTTTGATGGATCTGTGGAAACCTTAACGGATGCTGGATGGAAGAAATTATCTGAAATCAACGGGTCTGAAAACGTGGCTCAGGTTGATCCTATTAGCGCAACGGTGTCATTTGTTCGGCCCAATGCACACATTCATATCAAGACAAGGATGCCAATTGCCACCGTCAAAACGCGCAGTTTATTCTTTAGGTGTGACGCCCGCCACCAATTTTGGGGTCACTGGGGAGAAGTTAGAAATGCAGAGCCAAGTCTTCGTCAGCTATCAGAGATAAGCAGTTACCTTGCTATTCCCAGTGTAACAACTGAAAGCCTTGGTAATCCAAATTTTTCAAATAAAGACTTGGATTTTATCGCTGCGTTTGTGGCAGACGGTTTTTTCACAAGGAAACTCCGCAAGAATCCAAGGCTCGCAATTCAAGTGAGCAAGCCCAGAAAAATCGAAGTTCTTCGGACGTTTGGAATGTCGGAATACACTGCCTCAAAGGTTTACGGTTTGAGCAAGTCTCCGTTAACTACATTTGAATGCGCTGTTCCAGAATATTTTGAAGAAGTCTTCAGCGACTACAAAGAGATTCGGTGGGACTGGGCCATGAGTCTTTCTGCCGAACAAGCCGCACACTTCATTGACCGCTATGTTTTTTGGGACGGGACAGTCAAAAAGGGAACTTTGTCCACATCAAGAAAGCAAAATTTTGATGTGTTTGTTACCCTTGCTTTTCTTGCTGGACGCCATCCTAATGCGCGATACAGGGAATTTGACGGCAAGAAAACATGTTATGAAATGACAACCAAAAAAAGAAAAACGCGGATTATTAAAAAAGAGCATGTCTCAATTGAGGATGATGAGATTGATCTTTATTGCATAGAGGTTCCGTCAGGAATCATTGTTTGCAGGGACGCCGAAGGAACCCCGTTTGTCACGGGCAATTGTGCCGCTTTTACTGGTTGGGCTATCTATGAATGGCTTAAAGACAAAGAGAATCTCAAGTGGCTTAACCTAAAGACCCTGACACCTGAAAAGTGGAGGCCGAAGACAGCAGCAGCATTTGGCTATATCGAATGGGCCAAGAATCGCCCATCTACCACCCAGATCATTTCCAGCAAGGCAACGCCTCAGATTGGAGATTTGGCCATCTTTGACTTCTCCCATATCGGGATTGTGGTCAAGGTAAACAAAGGAAATTTTCAGTGTGTGGAGGGAAACACAAACCAGCGCGGGACTCGCGATAGCGACTCTGGTGATGGTGTGTGGCTCAAAACCAGAAAAGCTTCCTTGGTAAGATGTTACGTCAGAATCAATCCTTGTAAATGAACGATAAGAAGAAGAAAAAACACCAACTCAAACCCCGAAAAGAAACCACCTGTATTTATTGCGGCGGAAAAGAATTTGAACGCTTGACGATTTCGCATGTCGGAGTTATTCAGATATGCAAAACTTGTCGAGAGGAACAATAGACGTATGGCCGACCATTCTCCAGAAATGCAAAAGGTTCTGGATAGGCTGTGCAAAGAGCTTATCGAATATTTCGACAGCGGGATGGTTGTGGTCACTTTCCAAGATGGATCAACCACAAAGAACGCATTTATCAAGTTCGGCAATGACTATGCCGTTGAAGGGATAGTAGCCAACATCCACGATATACTTTATGGTCAAACAGAAGATGATGACGATGACTTGGACGATGGAGACATCAAAAAAGTGATCAAAGACGTTTGATCAAATCAACCCAAAACACATACAAATTATGAACAAAAAGCCGTTGATCTATGTCTGTGGTCCTATGCGGGGCCTTCCCAAGATGAACTTCCCAGCCTTTTACGAGGCCGAAGAAAAACTCAAAGAACAGGGATACGATGTGGTCAATCCCGCAAGACTGGATGAGGATTCGGGGTTTGTGCCCAATGGAGAAGTCAGCGATGAATTTCTAAAAGGAGCCGCTGAACGTGATCTTATGGGGGTTATCCATTGCGATGGGGTTGTGCTTCTTCCAAGCTG